CTGCGATTACGTATGCTGCCACTCCTTTTAAATACTGGAGAGGTGGTATTAAATTTCGCTTTCAAGTCGTCTGTAGTCGCTACCATAAAGGTAGAATCAAGATTGTTTACGATCCTGTGTCTTCACCAGACGAGGCTGATTACAACACAGCCTTTACTTCCATTGTTGATATTTCTGATACCACCGATTTTGAGATCGTTTGTGGCTGGGGTCAATCAACTACATATAGAGAAGTCCATCCTTTGACTCTTCTGAATCCTCCCTATGCTATTGGCACTGATCCTATGTTTTACGACTCGGACACTGACACCTTTGGCAATGGTACTATTTCAGTCTATTGTGTAAATGATATCACTAGCCCTGCAGCCGACACTAATGTTTCTGTTAACGTTTATGTTTCTGCTGCTGACGATTTTGAAGTTGCAGTTCCCGATGCCACTTATGTGTCTCGTCTGCGTCTTCAGAATGAAATTACTGTAGATCCTTACGTAGTTGCGGCAGCTGCTGCAATCGAGGAATTACCTACTCCAAAGTCAGAAGAAACTTCAACACCTGCGACTTCAGAAGTCACAGATCCCACGACTGCTCCTACTGTTCAAACGGATAGTCATCTCATACCTACCACTGATAATGCTAATTTAGTACATTTTGGTGAATCCGTGAGATCTTTCCGACAGATTATCAAAAGGTACATGCTTCATGAGCAAGCACCCTTACCAACGCCTTTCATTGCAGCTCCCACTTTTACTCAACTCCAGCGTACTAATCTTCCTTTTGTGCCTGGTTATACTAGTAGCGGAACACAAACCTCTGAACAAGTACCAGTTGGAGTTACAATTCCAGCTGGGGTTGCTGGTTATGCTTATGGAAACATGACATACTTGCGATACCTTACGCTTGGTTTTGCTGGTTGGCGTGGTGGTATTCGTTATGTGGTTGATTTCTCTAGCGCTCCTTGCTGTACTTTAGGTACAGTTAAGGCTACAAGGTATACTTCTTGTGTTCCTGAGAACGTTACCACAAATAAGATTGCTCAAGACACTCCTTCTGGTAGAGCCCAAACCATACGTCTCAATAAAGAGACTACTGGTGGTGAAGGTATTGTTTTGTGCTCCCCTAGAGTCAATCCTGTTATGTCTTTCGAATTGCCTTTTTATTCGGAATATCGTTTCATGCCTTCCCGCTTTTTAGACTACTTTGGTGGTTCTGATCCAGCTAGTGGCACACAACTACCACAACCGTGTTGGAAATTGGCTTTTAACCAATTCCGCAACACAGCAAGTACATCTGAAACAGCGGCTTTTGCCGCCGCAACAATTGATATATATACAGCAGCAGCCGAAGACTTTAACGTCGGCTGGTATCAAGGTCCTCCATTATTTTGGTTGGAACCTGCTCCCCC